CGGGTATCTAGCCCGCTGGCGACGCGCTGCTGCTCGTCGTACTCAGCGTTCTTCGCTGGATCTATGCCTAGCGCGAGCATGGCGATGTCCTGGGCGGTCGGGGTCAACTGGTGTCCGCCGATCCTCTCCATCATGCCATTCTTGTCGCGGTAGCCATACTTCACGGCCTCAGTCGCTTCCACAGCCCCGTGCAGCCCCTCGGGGACCATCTTCTGCATGCCGCGGAGGTAGTCGCCGTTGGCGATATCGCGGAGGCCGAGGGCCCAGTCCACCGGCAGGCCGATCGCCGGGCCGGCGACCTTCTTCAGCCAGTCCTTCTCGGCGTCTTCCAGCTTGCGCTTCTCGGTCCCGATCATCAACGCATCGCTGACCCAAGGCACCAGCGAGGCTTCACTAGCCTTCTGGAAGTCAGCCCCGACCAGCCTGGGCAATCCTCTGGCGATCGCCTCCCCGGCGGTCGCGCCGTACATGTGGGTCAGCCATCCCCGGTAGGAGGCGATGAAGTCGTGCGTAGGATCGCCTGTGGCCCAGTCCGCCAGCTTGTCTGCTACTGACGCCAGCACGCCTACCATGGGCATCCCCAACGAGCCTGCAAGCATCGTCGTGGCTGCAAGGTGGCCCGCGAGAAATGATCGAGCCTGCGAGCGCTCTGCCTGGGTGGCGTCTTTGCGTGAGAACCCAGCCTCGAAATCGCGGTAGAGCTGCGTCGTCATCATTGAGCGGAATTTGGTGAACTGCGTGAACAGCGGCGCGGTCTCGCCGAGCGGGCCGGCCCGAGATTGAATCCGCGCATTGTTAGACGCGCTGAAATCGAGCGAACTCTTGTTGACCATCTGCTCGATGAAATTCCACTTGTCGCCCTTGAACTGGCCCTGCCGTTCGACGGGCATCTCTTTCCACGCCCTGTCAGCGGCAAGCGTCGCCAGGATGCGGGGGTGCATTTCGCAGTACAAGATGAACGCACTGGAGATATTGGCGACCTTGGCGAGCGTTCCTGATCCCTCTTCGTTGGGGGCCATCTGCTTGGTGAACGAACTGCCGCTGATCAGCCCCCGGTTGTCGGCCTCCGCCAGAAGGTTAGCCTTCTCTTGAGACAGCCCAGCCTTCGTCATGTTGTCCGGGCGAATGCCGCCAGTGGTCCAGTGCTCGTCGAGCATCATCCCCCGGAGCGCCTGGAACATCTCCGGAGCGGACTGCCCGAGATACTTGGCCCCTTTCACGTAGCCCACCACAGATCCCAGTCTCGGCAGAACGAGCGTGTAGACCTGCGAATGGAGCAGCGCGGCGTAAGCCGGCGACGCCAGCTCCATACGGTAACTCAGTCCTTTCAGACCTGAAATAAGCGCAGTCGGTGGGCCACTCGGACGGTCAATCTGGTTCACCAGCAATTGCTGGAGGGATCTCTGCGCCAGCTCTTGCTTCTCGATCGGTATGTTCGGGTTCTCTTTCACCGCCTTCAGCTCATCCCGCATGGCTGATATCGCCGCAGAATAGTCGCTCGACGTGCTCAGATTGCCGAAGCGGCGCGAGCCGGCCGCGGCGCGATACTGGAACGCTGCGCCGATGTCTTTGGTCGCGAGCTGTACGTTCTCTTTCTTCGCCAACAGTTTGGTCGCCGAGCTGCTCGGCATCAGGTCCATAAGCCCCCGACGGGTCTCTTTGATGTGCTGGTTCCAAGCGTCGTTCATGGAGTCCGCTTGCGCCTTATCGAGCCCCGTTGTGTCAGGTCTGTTGGCTTCCAGCGACTTCAGGTAATCCTTCATCTGCGTAGGCATCAAACCTTCGAGGCCGCCTTCCTCCGCCAAGCCAGAAGCGATGCTGTGATCGCTGTCGAGGTGTCCTGCGGCCATAGCTTCTTGGAACGCAGCCCTCAGTTTCGTGGCTATCCCTGGGTTCTCGACACGGGCGAACACCGCAGGGTTATCGTTCAGAACATCCAGATGCCGATCCTTGAACCCGTGCGCCTCGAGGATCTTCTGAAGCCCTGCTATCGCTTCTGGTTTAGGTTTGTCAGTAGACATCCCTATACGGTCTAGTACTGGAGCAAGCCTAGCGGCCACGAAATAGTCGCCTTGGCCGTGGCTCATGTGGAAGTTCGGGACCGCATCATTGGCCGCGACCACCTGGTTAATAAGCCCGCGCGCGTTCTCCAGCACCTTAGCCTGCTCGGGCGTCAGAGTGCCTGCCGCGAGCGCCTTATCAATGCTCTGTCCGCGGATATTGAGGTCAGCCGTCAGCGCCGCTTGCGCTTCCCGGGGGTCGCTCTGCATCTTCTCGTCGAACTGGAAGACCTTCCCTGGCTTGTTCTCGAACCCTGGGATCGCCCCTATCTCTCTCGTGACGCTGTCATGCACGAGCGCAGCGATATTCGCTAGTCGATCAGTTTGGTTACCCGCAACTTGAAGTGCGTACGCCTCTCGACCGGCAGGCGACGAGTCATTGAACGCGCGCGAGCCGTCTACCCAAGCCTGCTTGATGGCCGGATTAGTTTTCGCTGCTTTCTGCATCTCTGTAGGCTGATCTTTCCACGCACGATCCGGGTACATCCCGCGGTTAGTCAGGTATATCGCCTTGTCGATATTCGCCTTGTCTTTAGCGTTAAGAGCATTGTACGCGCCCTGTGCCTTGACATTCGCCGCATCCATAGCATTCGGGATGTTCTCTTTGTCCTTCAACGTCGAGATAAAGCGTTTTCCACTTTCGATACCGAGGCGCGGTAGAACTACAGTCCCGATATCGACGTTGCCGTCCGTGCCCAGGAGCATGTGCTGCAGAGCGCCCTTGGCTGAAGAAACCGTCCCCAAGAGATGGTTCACGAGTGAACCTTTAAACTCTTGCGCTTGCTTGACCCGATCACTGGCGGCGTAGAGCGGGCTGGCGTCTGTCGCGGGTGCGCTGCGGTTCTCGTCCATCAGCCGGTTACTGGTCTCGATGACTTGGTTTAGCATCGTGCGCGTGCCCCCACGCGCGCCCAGAAGTTTGGCGACAGTATCCTTGAACGCCTGCCACATCGTCTTCGGCTGCTCCACTGTGGAGTCGACCGGGTGGCTGTCGAGGAACTGGTTGAACTCTGGGTTGGTGAAGGCCTCTGCGACAAATTCATGAGCACTCTTGAGACCGTAGGCATCATTACCTGGCGATCGTGCCTTCACCGTCTCGTAGAGTTGCTGCATGTCTCTTGCAGCCGGGCCTCCGGCGTCGATAGCGTTGGCAGTGGCGACGTGCATCGCCTCGTGCAGCACTATCTGACCATTCGTCTCGCCGGGGCGGAAACTGACCAAGTTATTCCCGCGATCGTATTGCGCCGCCGCCTCATCGCGCAGCCCCTCACCAGATATACGCACCGGGGCGTCCACGCCGTTTGCCGACAGCAGACGTGCCACCGTCTTGATCGCGCCGTTCTCGCCATTGGTCTGCAGGTAGGCGAGATGGTCCTTGAGCGTACCGCCGCTGTTAGCGATGTGCTCGAGGTCGACGCCCTGCTGTGTCGGCGGAGTCGGGGCGGCGCGCGGGCCGAACAGGTCGCCCGGCGGGTAGGCCTTCCCAAGTTCGTTCAAGACGGCTTGCTCTTTGCCGAGATGGCTCTTCATCAACGCCTGTGCAACAGGCGGGAAGTTGCCTCCGTAGCTATCGAACACCTCTTGCAAGGCGAACGGTTTCGTGCCGACTGAGGCGAGCGTGGCGCGAGCCTGTGGGCCACCGTCCTTAATCAAATCCGAGATCTGGGCCAGCTTGGCGCTCTGGAGCGCCAGACCCTTCTGGTAGCCCTGGTCGACTCCAGCCAAGTCTGGCTTACCTGTGACGCGTGTCTGAAGCGCCTTGATCGACTGCTGCGCCGCGGCGATCGCGTCCGTAACGGGCTTGGTCGCCACAGGCGGCGTCTGGGCGACAGCCTCTTCCGACGGGCCCGTGACAGGTTCGGGAGGTAGTACATTTACCTTGGCTTCTGGGGACGTGTTCGCCACCCCAGCTGCCGCTCTTGCCCCGCTTATCCGAGCCCCGGAGATCGTCTTCACCCCCGGGTTTGCTTGAAGGAATGCCCCCATAATCTGCTTGACGGTCTTCTGGCCAACACTATTTGGTGGCAGGGTATTACCATCCCCGTCTACCACGTCGACCATATCCGCCCTGAAATCCGTACCGTTGCGCACCCCCCTGATCCGGGCGGTGTTCCCATCAGGCAGTGCTACATGCCACGCTCCTGATCCTTCGAACACACCCTTGGGCTCTGCTTGTAGCGGAGCGGTGTCTTTACTGGCGACGTGATCCTCAACGGCTTGCAAGAGCGCGGGAGCGTCCTTGTCTCCAGGGGTCGTCTGAACCTTATCGAGCGCTTCGGTCATCGCCGGAGCGTCAGCCACCTGCGCGCGCAGATCTTGCGCCTGGTCCCAGTTGGCCTTCTCCGTCTTGGTGGTGAAGGCATCTCGTGGGACCGCGTTCTCGGCGGTCTCTGGGATAATCTTGCCGGTCTTCTCGTCCACGGGGATGTCGAGCGCCTTAGCGGCGCGCAACTGCGCGCCCTTCAACGGCTGGTCGCCGGTCTGGGCAGCGTCAGGCAGCGCGTCGAGAAATGACTCGCGCTGCGTGTCCGCGTTGGTGTGGTCCATCTGGTTGAACAGCCTGGACCCGATATCCTGCTTCGAGAGCGGGACTGCGGGTGCTGGGCCTTGGGCTTCAAAATCTTCCGCAGTCGGCGGAGTCGCGGCCTCGTCCAGGGGGCGAATCTGTTCTGGGGCTGGCTCATTGCCCAGCCCGACCTGCTCAAGATCTGGTTGAGGAACGAGCGGTTCGGTCTCAGGCGCAGGTACCTCTGGCGCGGGCGCTGACGGCCCGGCACGGCGCATCATCTCCTGCGCCGCATCCTTGTCGCCTGCGCGCGCACGCGCGATCAGGTCCGCTGGAGCTATCGTGTCGAGCGGAGGTCCGGCCTGGATGGCGGGCGGAGGAAGGAGTTTCTGGGGTTCAGCGGGCGCGTTCGGATCAGCGGTCTTCGTCGCGTCGAGCAGCTGCTCGTTGGTGACACTCTCGGGGGGAGCCTTCGCCAGCGCATGGAGGCCGCCGCCCATCAGCGCGCCAGTCAACGCCGAGGCGATCATCTCGTTCATGCGGTCGGCGATCGGCCGGTTGGGGTCGCCCATCTGCTGAGCAATGACGTCTTGGCCAGCGCCTGCGACACCACCGACAAACGCTTGGCTGGCCGCGGCGCGCGCGGCGCTCTTGGCGACAATGCCGCCCGCTAAGGTCTGAGCCGCCCGGCCGCCAGTCCACGCGCCCAGCGCAGCCTCGGGGACGCCCAGCGCGATCGCCTTGGCGGCCTGCCCTTGAGTGAGGGGGCCGTTCGAAGCCTCTGAGGTCTCGACGTTACCGCCGATCATCTGGGGGAGTGCGGCGAGACCCGCGCCCAGCGCAGGGCCAACTGCTTCAGGTGCGACGAGAGCACCGCCGAGAGTGGCGGCCATGCCTGGCGCACCCTTCAGCACCTGATAGCCGATGTTGGACGGGCTCCACGGGTGCTGCTGGGCGTTCTGTTCTAGTTCAGGGCTCTGGAAGCCTGCGCCGGCTTGGCGCAGATAGTCAGCCCAGCCGCGAGCGGTATCAGCGGCGTTATCGAGACCGAGAGCCTTCGCGCCGGCCTGGCCCGCCTGAACGACGTTTGCGGCCGTACCGAGCGCGCCGGCGACAGGAGCCTCGACATAGCCCATGAGACCGTTGTCGCCGCGGGGCGTAGGCGCAGGCATGCCTCTCCCGGGCGCAGGTCCAGTCGGGGCTGACGGCCGGGGCGGATTTGCTTGTGCGTTGATGTCGTCGTAGATCGACATCGCTTACTGGTTTTCGGTAGACGGGTAGTATTTCTGCACGGTCGAGTAACCGCCCTTGACCGCCGCCTGCGCTTCTCTCTCCGCGTCTAGTTGTAGTGCCAAGGCTTCCGCGTCTTGCTGAGAGTATGGCTGCTGTGTCTTCGGGTTGACCATCCCGCCGGCTCTCACCGCTGCCGCATGCGACGCCTGTTGTCTTTGCGCAGCGTTGAATATGTCCCGCGCAGGGTCGTAATGCATCATCGATGTCAACTGTTGAAGTTGATACAGCGACATGCCTCTGGTCGCATTGGCAAACGTCTGAGGGGTGTGGGCCGTCGGATTGCCGATGGCGTCCCGGGCAGCTCCGGCAGCGTTCTGGAGAGCGACCGGGCTTACGCCCGTGTGGCTCGCCGCGGTAGCGACCTGCGCAGGAGTACTCGCGTATGGCTGACCTTGAAGAGTAACGCCGTCGCCACCAGGTTCAAGACCGCCGGTATTCACTCCGCGGGCTACGGTGGGCTGAGGCCCTGCGGGGGTCGGTGCAGGCGCAGCGACAGCGCCGCCTGGTGTCGTGCCGGCCGTGACCGCGGGTGCTTGAGGGGTGATGCCGCCGAATACAGCTTGGGCGAATGCGCCTCTATGAGCTGCCTGCATCTCGCTAAACGTCGGAGTCGGGGCTCCATTGGCGGGGAGTTCCCTCGAAAACAGCGGGATCTGGCCTGGGGCCGACACTGGGCCGTTGAGCCTCTGGTTCAGAACCGCCTTCGCCGCCAGATCGGGGTTTGCTTTGTAGAAGTCCTCAAACCCTGGGGCTGCTGCCGGGTAAACGTCTGACGTCCCATCAGCGTAATGAGGGATGCCCTTAGGCACGCCTGCGTAGGCCGCGCCACCGGCGAGGTGCTTCGGCGGCACCATGCCGCGAGAGCTGGTCTGGGTCTGGCTCGGGGGTGCAACGGAATACGCCGGCAGCGGTGCCGGCTTGGTCTCTTGCGGCTTGATCACCGGCTGCATGGCCATCACATAGTCTCCTTAGGCGTTCGGCTCCCAAGTCCAGCCATTTTGACCAAACCCCCATTGAAGTGGAGTGAAGAACTTCCGCATCGCGTCGCGCCGGGCTTTCACGCAGTTAGCTTCGAACTTCTTCTCGAAGTTCTCCGCACGCTCCACTGCGTTGGCCCCTGCGACGTCAGTGTCAACGTTCGAGAGCGCAAGATACGCTGCGTGATCAAGGATGTCTAGGTGGTTGGCGGCCGGGATCTCAGGGTAAGCACTGAGGTTCTTGATAGTCAAATCGTTGATGGGCTCGCGACATACGCGCAACTGACACACGTTGCCGTCGAACGGTGCTGCGCATAGCGGAAACAACCGCAGGCTCATCGCCCCGAAGCTGCCGTTGACGTCTGCGACAACGCCTTCGTCTGTCGCCCACGCGAGCGGCTTGCCAGGGGGCAAGTTCTCGAGCTGGTTGACGTCAGAAAACATCAGGTCAGGCGTATGATAGGTGTCGAACCCGTCGTGGCCGGCGCGCACCAGATCCTGAAAGTCGGGCGGGTTAGTTACCGTCGGCTGTAGCACTGAGGTGCCGCCCGTCTGACGCACTGAGATTACCGCCACGATGCTAGGATCGAGCGGATAGAACTCCTGGGAGTCGACGGTGGTGATCTGGGTGATCGGCGACGTATAGTCGCGCAGACAGAGCGACTGCCGCGCGAACCGGCGGCATGCCTCGTTGATGTAGCGGCAGAGCTGATCGTCATCCCATAGGTAGTCGGAGTTTGCCCCGGATACCTGGTCGGATACGTCGTGGAGCCGGCCCTTCCTCAACTCCTTGAGCAAGGCACCTAATTTCCAGCCGGCCATGACGTGCTCCAGTTAGGCGGTCGGAGCCGCCACGATCGAGTAGGGGAACCGGAGGCGCTGACGCCAACCGACAACCTGCAGAGTGTCCGGATCAACGTCCGGGATCTCCTCGATGGCGTTCTCAAGGATGTCGACGATGCCCTTCGGCACGTAGGCCTTCTTGCCCGGCTTGAGCAGGAACCCGGCACCGTTGATGCCGAAGAACTGACCTTGGCCGCGCTGGATGTGAGGACTCTCCTGAAGGACGATCCAGATCCTGCCTTCCGGCATGTTTGGCGCAGCGCGCACCTGGTCGACGATGCCTGGCTCGGCCATGGCGATCGCCGTCTCGGCGGCCTTGGCGTACCCTTCCGGGGTTGTAGACAGCATCTCGGCCATAACCTCCGCCATGATGCGTGCTCGCATCTCGGCTTCGATCTGGGTCTGTGAACGACGCTTACGCTTGGCTGGGGCTGCCTTCTCTTCTATTTCTTCTGTCACTTTAAGTCTCCTTTTCATTACTGGTAAATCGCAAATCCGATCTTGATCGTGCCGTTTAGAGCGGCCGACGCGTGGTCGTTCTTGACCTTGATCACAACCGAACCTGCAGCCGGGGCGACCTGGGTGATGATGGGGTCGCCAGTGGTGGACGTGCCGAGAGCCACGGACGCAAACACGACCGAACCGGCGAGGATCAGATTGCTTGTCAGTGTCAACGTGTAGATAGCTGCAGCCGCAGTGCTGAGGGTCTCTGACGTGATGACGCCAGCCGTTGCATTGTTGAGCGTGACCGCGCCGGACGCCGCCGCTTTGGCGCTGCCTGTAGCGCCACCAATCGCCACTTCCGCAGCGTTCACGGCGTCAGACTCGATCGGGCGACCGTCGACTTCGAACGCGACCGGTTGGCCGGAGAAGGTACGGGCGATGACAATGGCCATGATGGTCTCCTGATAGAAAAATGGGGGGCACAATGGCCCCCCCTGATTACTGAACCGCGGGGGTCTCTCGCGGGTCGATTAGGCCAGGATGCGGAAGCAGCAGAGCTGGCTGGCAACAACGAGCGCGGCCGGGAACTTGACGTAGCAGACGTTGCCGTCGCCACCGTCGCTGTCCGCAACCACTGTGATGGCCGCCGTTGCCGTTGAGGCTTCGTCAGCGCCCACGAGCGAGGCGATCATGTCCGCGCCCATGCCGTGCATCCACTGGTAGAAGCCGACTTCCGTGGTCGACAGGGCGACGTTCAACTCGACCTTCGTCGGGTAGAAGCCGATCGGAACGAACACGTCGACGGCAGTGCCTGCCTGCGTGAACGCGCCAGCGATCCCGACGGTGTCTCCCCCACCAACAAAGCGGCAGTTGGCGGCGATGAGGGTGTAGGTGTTGCCGGTGTCTGCGGCGATCGAGAGCGTCGCAGGAGCATTCGCGTTGAGCGTCCCCGAGGTGCTACCGGCGGTCGAGCCGACACCGAGGTTCTGGAGGTTGCCCGGAGCGACGTAGGTCGCCGGGAACGAAGTACCGTGGATCGTGGGATCAACGATGCTGCAGGCATATGCGGTCATGGAGGCTCTCCTGGAGCTGAAAGGGTGGCGGGGGCACTAAGCCCCCGGAGTTGTTACGCCGTAGCGCCAACCTCGAGACGGGCCATGAAGGCGTCCTGAAGGATGACGGTTCCGGTCCAGAGCTTCCAGCCGACCGTTCCGCGCTGGCCGAGGGGGTCGCCCGCTGCCGGCTTCGGATTGACGACCATCGGAGCCATCGAGGACCTGCCCTTGAGGGGCACAATCCCGTAGGCGTCGCGGGCGAAGATGAGGATCGGGTAGATGTCGGCGCTGGTGCCTGACGTCGACCGCAGAGCACCCTTCGCGCCACCGGCGTCAGCGATGGGGGCGGCGATCGTGGTGATGAGGTAGCGGACCTGCTCGACCGAGCCGATTTCGCCTTCCCAGGGAGTCGAGTGCGGGCCGTACTTGGCGACCGGGATGAAGCCGGTCATGTTACGGATATCGCTTTCCAGATCGGGGTGACCGACCGCGACGTAGGCCGCTTCAACGGAGGTCGTGTTGAAGTCCGGGGTGGACGCGACAACCTTCGTGATCTTCTTGGCGTTCTGGCGGTTCAGGCCAGTCGTCACCCGGCGCTGGTCGGCGAGGGCGATCGCAGTCACGACGTTGACGCGAGCGGCGACGTTGTTGCCGTACCAGACGTTCGTGCCGGCCTTGAGGACGTTCCAGCGGAGCGTCTCGACAGTGACCGCGGCGTTCTCGCCGAGGATTTCCGTCATCTGCGCCAGCACAGGGTCAGTGTGCGTGTCGATGATCACATCAGTGATCGTGGCGAAGTTGCCGTATTGATACAGCTGCACTGTGTAGTCAGTGTTGGCCAGCGTCGCGCCCGAGGGGGTCACGCCTTCAGTCAGTGGCGTGGTGGCCGTCGGGATGCTGAACGCAGTGCCTGCGCCGTTGACGCCCGCACCGTTGTCGGGACCGGCCGCGCCGGCCGAGCCGGTCAGGTAGTAACGACGGAACTTAGCGGTCTGCGTGCTCTGCGTGGGCAAAGGGTACGTCTGACCGAATTTTTCGAGTGTGAGGAGCGGCATCGCGCGCTCCAGCATCTTGACGACACTCCACGCGGCAACCGCGGGGGAGATGTCACCATATGACGTAATCGCAACCATCGTGGGGCTCCATTAGCCAAAGGGTTCTAGGCCTTGGCAGGAGCACTCCACTTTGCCCACGCATCATCATACGTGACAGGGTCAGCGGACGTTACTACTGCCGTTGCTCTGGAAACGACTGGGGCTAAGGATGCTGCCGCTTGTTTGGCAGCCTCAGACAGCTCATTTGCCGGTTTGGCGGGGGTCACTGAGGGCGTTTGCTTCCCGGTAGACTTCCGCCATTCATCAGTGAGCCACTTGACATCACTGACTTCTCCGCTCTCCATAACACTCCTGTATGCAGCCCGCAAGGGGGGTGGAATACTACGATCAGTGGTGACCCACTGTGTCACCGGATCGTAGATGGTGTCGTAGTCTGGGATCGCTCTGTGCAGCGTATCGATATGGTAATTGCTCGCGACTGTCCCAGAAATCTCCTCTACCGGAGCCACCCTCTCGTTGATCCGGTTCATCAGGTAGGCGTTGTTCTGGACGGTCGTGCCGCGGGTGATAAGCTGAACGTACTCCGCCAGATCAGGGTAATCCTTGTCCACGGCCTGCATCTTAGCGATCTGCTCAGCAGTGTAGAGGGACGGAGCTGGCTGCGGTTGGTAAACGGGCGCGGGCGGTGGCTGCCGACTCTCGAGAAGATCGGCTAGACGTCCAAGTGCAACTGCGTCATCGGAACGGGCCGGAGCGGGCGGCGGCGCAACAGGTTCAGTGACCGCGACGGGCTCAACGGCCACGGGTCCGGTGTCGGCTGGGGCGGCATCGGCGGGAACGGCAGCGGCAACTGGATCGGCGGCGGCTGGTTGGACGACGACATCTGGGGCTCCGAAATCACGAGGAACTGACTTATTCGCCTTGGCGAGATCGCTAAGGTTGTCGAAGAATCCGTTGAAACTGTCTTCGGCGGCGGGTTCCGTGCTCACGTGTAATTCTCCTTTGATGGCAGCGGCGGTGGGTCAGTGGTGAGGGTGTGGATAAGGGACTTCAGCTGCAGGGCCATGCCCTGGAACCCCGGGAAATCCTCAGGAGCCGAAGTTACCAGTTTGTCCCGGATATCCTCCAGCCTGAGGCGGAGGAGCTGCAGGAGCGCCAAGATCGCTGGGTTGCGGTCCCGCTCCCTGCGGATCAGCTGCTCCAGTTCCATCATCTGGGCCTTGGGGGTTACCGGCTGCTGGGCCTGCGAGTTGTGGTTGGGCTCCATGGATCATTGCTCCTCTTTCAAGTATGTCGATAAATGCGGAGATAGTAGTCGCGTCGGCTGCGGAGATATTCTTCTGCCCTGCAGCCATGTTCTTGTAGCCATCGGTGAGCAACTTGCGTAGTTGCGCCTGCTGCATCTGATCTTGCTGGTCTTCCTGCTTCTGTTGATCTTGATCCTGCGCGGCCTGGCGGCGAGCGGCTTCGCTGTCGCTGACCATGATGTCGTCCATGTCGCGGGCTCGAAGGCGAACCTTCAGGAGCTTCTTCGCGTCCACGTAGATCTTCTCTTCCGGTGTCAGTGTCTGCGCCAGCTGGTCGGCTTGCTCGCCCTTGACTTCCTTGGCGATCAGGCTCGTCGCGCCGCGGGCGATCACGTTGTAGTCGCCGTTGTGGTCCGTGTTCGGGTTGAAGACCCGATTGAAGGCCACGATCGACTGGAGCACTGACTGCGTGAACCTGTCGAAGCCCCGGACCATGTCCTTGAACGGCAGCGCCGCGTTGCCTCTGAGCATGCTCGCGCCGGATGCAGTGCGCATCGGCTCACTCGGCAGTTCTGATGGGTCGGCCCCGTTGGCGGCGTTGACGAAAGTCTCGGTGTCGGCGAACTTCAGCCCGAGCTGGATGATCTCCATCAGCTCTTTCATGTGGCTGTCGATCTGGACGTTGCGCACGGCAGGCCACTGAGCGGTCACGTCACTGTCGTCACGATACCACATGCGGTAGGACCGCAGGCTGGTCAGATCCTGGTCCGCGCGCAGGAGCGCCGTATTAAGCTCCAGGTTGGGTCCGCAGGTCACTGACGCGTTGTCGAGCAGCATGCGCGTCGCCGCGCTGACCATCATCTGGCTGTCACGGATGGCGTTCGGCAGGCCATAGCCTATCGGTGAGGTGTCGTCCTTGTCGTAAAGGAACCAGTGCAGCATATTCACGTCGACCTTGAGCTTAGCCCACGGGTCGAGCTTGCAGCAGATAATGAAATCGTCGATGAACCAGACTTCTGCGTCCAGCTCTTCGTTTAGCTTATCTTGGTCTACATCACAGCCGCACAGTTCAAGCATACGTCCGTCCAGTTTGCCACACCAGATCTTGATCTCGTATCTCTGATTGTCGGGCTTCTGGTCGTTGACGTTGGACCGCACACCCATAACACGTAACAGCCACTCGAACTCAAGCGCCTTGTAGTTACCTGTTGGATGTAGATCTAGATACGCGTCGATCTGTTCTGCGAAGAAGTCAGGCCGTTTCTTGAGCTTAATTACTTGTGACTTGCTCATGACCTTGCGCAGGAAATAGCCATTTGCAGAGCCGAAGGTCTTCGCAGTCAAATCCGGGTAGAAGTCCCAGATACTGACAAACTCGAACATCGGCTTGTAGGAAGTCTTGGCCTTCGGCATCGGGACGTTCTGCCCCTCTTCCATCGACCACTCGACCGTTTTGCAGGGGACGGCGAACGGACCACGAAGAAGCCCGAGCCCATACAGGGTGCCGCTCTGGATCACTTCACGGTTAAGAGCGATGTAGTCATAGTGCTGGTCTCCACCTAGTTCCTCAAGCTGGTCGTCGATCACGCAACTGAGTTTCTCGGCGCGGTCGCAGAGCAACTCGTGAACCGCCGACATCGCGTAATCGGCGTCGACCGGCTGCGGCTGCACGCCGGCAGCCTGATCACGGCTCTGCTGCTCAGCGATCGCCTGCTTGACGTCGTCCAGCGAAATATCCGTGGGCGGGCCCGGCTTCAGCTCCCAGTTCCGTTCGTTGCCAGGAAAAAGCAAATTCATCATGTGCGACACGACGGTGATGCACTTGACCCTGGTGATCTTCGGATAGGCTTTGGACCGGTTAGGGTTCATCGCCTGCTCGATCTCGGGGTCGTAGATGCCGAGATACTGACGCTGGTTGCGCAGCCATCGCTCTTCTGCGATGCGGCGCTCAATGCGGTACTGGTCGAACAGCGCCATGAGGCGGTGCGCCAGCATGGTCAGGTTTGTACCGGGGATCTCTCGTACAGGCGCGTCTTTGCTCGCCACCGGAACAGTGACGGTCGGCGGTTTGTTCTCGACTTCGGCAGGAAGATTGTCGGTCATCGCGGCTTCGGCATGCCTTTGCCGTGGAAATTCTTGCCGCCAGGGGCAGCGCCCTTCGCGCGGGCGATGTCGCCGATCACGCCGCCTGGCACGCCTTGGGCCTTCAGCTGCGCTGCACGGCCGCCATGCCCGAGAGCATTGGACTTGCCGTCAAATGATCCTGATTTCTTGGTGTCGGCCATGTCAGTGTGATCCCACTTTACTGAGCGTTGTACTCATTACCAGAGAACACTGGCGGGCGGAAGGCCCCGCGGCGCTCAGGGTCTTGGGCGACAATGCCTTTATGAAAGTAGCGGTATCCGTATCCGCCAGCGTCGCCAACGTGCGACCACGAGTTTTTCTCAGGCTCTGCGCCCTTGATCTCATCGCGTTTTATATCAATCCCGTATCGCCAGCCGCCTTTCAGCGCGCGGATCAGGTTAGGACACTGACCTCCATCGATCAGTGTAGCGGACCCACCCTCGATTAGAGTAGAGAAATAGTGATCGTATGCGTTAATTCTAAGAGGTAGTCGGTTATTGCTCTCGATCGCGATAGGGTAGACCTTCCTGAATGTCTGCATAACCCGCTTCTCGTCGTTATTGTTGCGGATCGAGGCAGCCGGATCTAACGCGATGATCACTTTTGCCCCAGGGAATCGCTCAGTGAGGTACGGCTGAAGCCGCTCCTTGATCAAACGCTCCGCACCGAGGCCGCGCTGGACCAGTTCTCCCAGTACATTGACACGCCCGTTCCACGCTTGCTGCATGAAAACAAAGGCCGAACCGCCCAGACCGGGGTCAGTGCCGACCACGAGCGCCTTGCGCCGATCGAAGGGCAGGGGAGTCGATGAGATGTGTTTGTCGCCCGAGAAACTCGAAATGACAGGCGTCCCGGCGGCCGAGAAGCCCCACTCGGCATCGATATACTGCTTGACCCAGCCATGTGATTTGCCCTTGGCGAGGTTGGTGTAGTACGAGCGCTTGCCAGGCAAGTTCTCTAGGTTCTCGGCATCCTTCGAAAGACCGGATGGCTGCAGGAAATACCAGGCGTTGTTGACATGCGTGACGTTACCGTCTTCGTCAGTCTGAGTCTCCTCGTCGCTGGAGAAGCCCATCAGCCGCTGATACGCTGCCTGGGCCGCGTCGTCTTGCGGGAACATGACTGGGACGCAGCCCTGACGCTTGCCGGTCTCCTGGTTCACTGTGCTGTGAAGGTAATCGTACCACCAAATATCTTCAGTTCCTGGGTTGCTCTGGCCCCACATGCCCCACGTTGTTGGCTTGACACCACCAGGGATCTTGTACCGGCCGAGACGACCTGACAGGTTTTCGACGATCTGCTTGGGGATCTCGCGGAACTCGTCGATTATAGCGAAGGTTACCTCGAGACCGAGGACACGAACCACGTCAGCGGGGGTGTCAAGAGGTCGAAAGAGTACCTCACAGATGACATCGCTGAACCGGAGGGTGAACCGCCTCTCGGAGGCATGCCACTCTCCGTGCTTACCGTCTTGGAACCAGTAGTTCCATGAGACAAGCGTATTGTCAGTGAGCTGCGGGTTCGTGTTCCTGACAACCACGGCGCGGGAGTATCGGAAACCATCTGGGCTAGGCTCCTGTTGAGCGGCGAGGTAGCAGAGCTTCATGAAAGCCGCGGTGGTCTTGGCGCTGCCGAACGGGCCAACGATCCAGTCGTAGAAAAGCTCGCCCTTCAGGTGGCGTCTCATGAACTCCCGGGCGATCGGCGGCGGCTTGTAGTAAATGATGGGGGCGTCAGACATCGGCGTCCGGCTTAAACCGCAGCACCGGCCCTTCAAGGATCACATCGACGTGGCGGCCATCGGGGGCTTCAGGATGCAGGAACTCGATGAAGCGTATGTGATCATCCCATGCTTCGTCACGGATGACGGAGAAGTCATCACGCGCGCTGAGCCTGTCCCTGAGATCAGGGTAGACAATGGTGGTGGCCCGGCCCATGGATCACATCCACAGGATCAGCTTCGGCATCACCAGCCGTTCGCCTTGAAAGGTCCAGACGAACACCTCGGTCACAGGGTCGAACAGATCGATCCCGAACGCGGTCTTACGGGTCGGCACCGCGCCGAGAAACCTGGCGATGTCGTTGGACATGCGGATGAGCGGGATGAGAGGGTTCACAACGTCACCAGGGCGGCGGAGGGAAGATCCTGGTCACCGCCCAGGCGACCAAGACCGATCCGAGGCCAAAGCCTACAAGCAGGGCCCCGACGCCGGCGATGTAGATAACACCGTGGTCCATCACAGCATCGCGCGTATGCAGAGAAGCACCACGATGACGACAACGATGGCGAGCTGGCTCATCGGACCTCGATGCCCCAGCCACTCAGGAAGCCGAGCAGTGACCACTCGGCCTTGCGGGCCAATGGCGACGACATCGGAGGAGCGGCAGCAGGAGCCGGTACAGGCTTCTCGACGTCGAGGTGCGTGGCGTGGGCGACAGTGCCGTCACCCTGTAGGCTGTCTTGCTCCTTGGGGGCCTCAAGAGCGGGCAGGCCGGCCTTAGCGCGGGACTCGTTGACCTTGTCGAGCTTGCCACTCTCACAGGTCTCCTTGTCCTTGGCCTTGTCGTTCCAGACGCTCTCGTAGCAATGCTCGGAGAGGAACGCGCGGATGGTCTCGGCCGGGATGGCGAAGCCAAGGCCGGTCATACCCTTCACGCCAGCGCCGGGGACGCCGATCAGCTCCAGGTCATTGTTGTAGAGCGCGCCGCCCGAGTTGCCCGGGTTCACGCCGGCGTCGATACCGTAATAGTGGACGTCTTCGTTGGTCTCGTCCCAGTGGATCGACCGGTTGATCGAGGAGACGACACCTTCGTTCAGGTTAGCATCGAGCAGCAGCGGGTTACCCACAACATAGACCTTGTCGCCGCGCTGAACATGCTTGCTGTCCGGCAGGACCTGCGAGGCCATCGTCTGCGGGATGCTGTCGGCCTTGATCTTGAGAAGCGCGAGATCATATTTGGCGCTGTGGAACAGGACCTTGGCCTGGAAGGTCGCGGCGCTGACTTCCTCGAAATTCGCGTAGGACTTCTGCTTCAGCTCCATGTCCTTGAAAACTTCGCGCTTGACGGTCTCGACCTTGCCGTCCTTGCCTGTCTCTTCCTTCTCGACCTTGTCGACGTAGCCGCTGAGGCAATGATCGTTGGTGAGGACCAGCTTGTATTTGAGGCTGATCAGCGTGCCTGAACACTGGTTCGCCACGACGAAGTTCGTCGCGTTGATCACGTCGTTGATGGTGGCCGGGTCAGCAGGGCCGGCAACGGCCGGCGCGGCGGCGAGTAGGGCGAAGAGGGAAGCGGCAGCGAGAAGTTTCATTTCAGCTCCATGTCACTTGCGTGTCAGTGTACGACCAGCAATATGAGGGTTGATCTCAGTGTGTCAAGGGGTGATCGGCCCATAGATGTGGGTGGTGTAGGCGTTGGCGAACGTATCGGTCAAAACACCGTTTGTGATGTTCACTGTACGGCCCTCGCCCACCACCGGGATCCCCGTTTTGGTCGGCGCACCGGTGATCGTGAAGGTCGCACTGATGTTCGTCTGTGTAGGCAAGCCGCGAACGTCGGCGAAGATGTAAAATCCATTCCCAAATGTCGTGCCAGAAAACGGACCAGACGACGGGGTGAACGGCGCACCTGCATTGGGGCCGTAATATTTCGCCATCGAGTCAATGCCGTTGGTCATGACCTGATGCAGCGTCGGGAATTTATATCCGGTCGGAGACGTGGAGACGTAATTGAGAGCAAACGGGGAATTTATGATCGGTGCAAGATCGGCGATCGCCAGATGTGTGATCGTCCCTTGGTGCTGCATCGTCGCAGTGAGCGCGCCTGGATTGTACTGAAAAATCTGCGCACCGGACAGGACCGTCGTGCCAAACCCAAAGGTTGCGCCAGTGCCGAAGTTCGATGTCGCCCCGAAGAGATTGAGTTGCCGTATCCCGTGAATGATCGAGGACCAAATGGCCCAAGAGTATTCCTGGGGAATAATTTCACGGCCGCCTGCGCCGACAAGCCCGTCTTCAGTCTCAATATAAGCTCCGGCGAGAGGGGCTGACACAGCGGGGGATGTTAGCCACGAACGTTCAACATCGGCCATATCACCATAGAAGGCCCCATCCGCAGTCTGGGCCGTCGAGCAGTTGGTCCCACCGTTATAGATCAATCCGCAAAAAAACTGAGCGCCCCCACCTGGCTGAGGCGAGCTAGCAAACCAATAGATATCTGCCGAGGGAGTGTCGGGGTGCACAGTGCCACCGGTCGTGCTGATTCCCGTCCCCATGAGTCCTTGCATAGTCCCGCCGGGCGATCCGCCAGGAGGTCCAAAAGCAAACTGGTTGCCGGTGAAGCTCGGATGCCTGAATCGCCCCGCATTGCCTGCCCCGGCGGACTTCACATTGCTGACGATATCTGGCTGTCCCGCGCAACCTCCCGCTGTGTTATCGTAACACTGAGGCTCCTCGAGATGCCAGCCAACGCTTTCATTCCCAAATCCGGGATTTTCTGTCGGCTGCGGAATCGCGTAGATGCCAGCAGCGTCGAGAAGGCTAATGGTGTAGGGCGTAGTTACGCGCACGGAGCAGTTAAGCCCCATAGCCAGAAAGACAGCGGTGCTTGTCCCATTACCGAAGGCGTAATCCTGACAGATCGGGAAGAAGCGTGGATCGTCCCATCCGCCATTGTTGTAATTGGCGTTATAGGTCGAACTTGACGCCTTGGTGAATCCGCTCCTGCTGAAGTAGCTGTGCGTGTTCGTAGTCGAGATCAGGTTGTTCGCCCCGGTCAGCGTCTCGCCATCGATCGGCTGAAGCGTGATGCCTGTGGCGAACGTCGTGCTGCCACCACTGCCGTCGCATCCTAAAGATGGGTTTTGCGACCACCGATTGACTACCGCCTGGGTGGCCGGTGTTCCGGTCATGTCGATGTTGTTAGAGAAGGTTGTCGGCGTGGTGCAGAAGGTTTGCTGCGTCATCGCAATCGGGATCGGCCCCACGCTTCCACCACTCGTGTCGAGCGTGAATACAGTTCCGGTTGAAGTTGGGGTAGTGGTCACCGGACAACCCAAGATACCTGAAGAGCATCCAGTGATGCCGGTGCCGTTTGCGGACGACTGCACAACGATTGTTGCCGGTGCGGATAGGGTCAGGGTAGCGTTGGAGACTGTGCCCGTGACGTTGGTAACCGCGATGCCAACGCCCGTGCTGTAAATGTTGGGGCTCGCAGGCGCTCCAGCCATGCTGGCCACATCCATGTAGTTGTCATGGATAGTCGAGGTTCCCAGAGGAGCCCCGCCAAGAGCCAGAAACCCAATGTTGGCAATCTGGTTGGTGAACGAATTGCTGGGGCACCCGTTAAACGGGCCGACCGAAAGCAAAGATGCTGGCGTAGTGGCGGAGTCCATAGTCCAGGAATCAATATATCCAGAACCAGCCCCCAGATCAGTATCGAAATAATAAACGTTGCCGCTGGTATTGCAGCCAGCAACTCCGTATGCGCCTATCGCAATACCGTAGCCAATCGTTCCCGTCAGAGATGTCATGAAGAATTTGTTCCCGGCCCCTGAGCAGGCTCCGCCGCTGAACGTTGCTCCGATACATCCTTGGAAAGTGCCAGTCTTTGAAGCCTTGCCAACCGACGAGTTGATGTTGACGAAATGGTCTATGTCGAGCGCACCTGTTGCATTAGGAAAATTCGTCGCTGGAAAGATGGGGGCTTCTCCTTGCTGCTGAACATCCCACCGATCCACAGCGGTCATGTAACTTAAGGTCAGTGAGCCAACGCCTTGCGATGCGCCACCGCCCAAATACCACTCGCCGTGACCCCATAAAGCCTTGGCCAGCCATCCCTCAACGTAACTGAACTGCATGGCGACGGATGACGCATTCGCTGGCATGCTCATCGCACGACCGGCGAAATTGAGCGCGACGGTATACTTGATTGTCAGCGAGCCAGTTGTGCTGATGCTCCAAGCCGCGCCAGGGTTGCAAAGAAGTGTTGCGCAACCACCCTGTTCATTCGGCCAAGTGCGAGCATTCCCGTCCATAAATATATTCGTCATAACTACGTTCTGTGTTATGGCTGGGGTAAGGATAGCGAACGGTTCAGAACTGACAAAGGCAGAGCACATTCCGCTATCATTAAAGTAGTGGATATCGTCGAGCGTATAAGTCGTAGCCGCAGAAGACCCGTTCAGCCGAAGTGCTGTGCAGCCGTGGCCGCCGACAGGACCAAGCTCGACATGTTGGAGCAAACCTGCAAAGCCTGGGTTGCCACACGTTAGAAGTCCTGCGCCCGTCCCAGAGGCTGTGAGACTATAGCTACACCCGGCAAGCGACATGGTGGCTGGATCTTGGAGGACTGGGGAGCCGCTCAGATTATAATTACCGATGGCGTAATCAAAGCCGGCGACGTTCCACTGTGGTCGACATGCGACATTGGCTGATGGGCCGCAGTTCGCCGCCATATAGTTGGCAGATGTCGCGGCAGTCGTGTTGATGTACCCGCCAGACTGGAAGCCATTAGGTTGGTAGAACTGAGCAGTCAGAGGCGCGGGAGCACCCGCGCACCCATCCGGCAACGCACTGCCCATGGGGCAATTTGACGCCTGAACGCTGGAAGCGGGAATGGGCCCATAGATGTGGGTGATGTAGGCGTTGGCGAACGTGTCGGTGAGAACGCCGTTTGTGATGCTCACTGTACGGCCCTCACCGACGACCGGGATCCCGGTTTGGGTCGGTGCGCCTGTGATCGTGAAGGTCGCACTGATGTTCGTCTGCGTAGCCGAGCCACGAACGTTGGCGAAGATGTAGAAGCCGTCGCCGAACGTTGTCCCGGCGAACGGCCCCGATGACGGTGTATAGGGCGTGCCTGTGAACCATTTCGCCATCGAGTCGATGCCGTTGGTCATGACCTGATGGAGTGTCGGGAACTTATATCCCGCAGGCGTAGCCGAGACGTAATTCAAGGCAAATGGGGACTTGATGATCGGAGCCAGATTGGCGATCGCCAAATGCGTGATCGTCGCCTGACTCTGCATGTTCACAATCAGCGCGCCGGGGTTGTATTGGAAGATCTGCGCCCCGGGTAAGGTGTTTGCGTCGAACCCAAATGTCGCGGACGCGCCGAAGTTGCTAATTCCCCCAAAGAGATTAAGCTGTCTGACCCCGTGAATGATCTCTGACCAAATAGCCCATGAATATTCCTGAGGGAGAATCCTTCGACCGCCCTGGGTGAAAAGCGCCTCTTCAGTCTCGACGTAGCTTCCGGCAAGGGGGGCAGACACGGCAGGAGAGGTCATCCACGACGACCGCTCGATATCCACCGCGTCACCGTAGAAAGCGCCGTCTGCCATCTGCGCCGCCGAGCAGTTGGTCCCGCCGTTATAGAGAAAGCCGCAGACGATTTGCGGTAACGGGTTCCCGCTGGCTGGCAGAGACGAGCTAGCAAACCAGTAGACCTCCGCCGATGGGGTATTCAGCGTTACCGTCCCACCGGACGTGCTGATTCCGGTTCCCATAACTCCGGCCATGCTGCCGAGCGGGGCGTTTTCAACCCCACGATTCGGCACCCCAACCTCGAACACGTCCGGAGTGAAAGACGCGTGACGAAAACGGCCAGCATTGCCGTCCCCTGCCGACGTCACATTCGTCACCACATCAGGCTCGCCGGAGGAACAGGTGTCAGTATTATTCCAGCAAAATGGCTCGTCTATGTGCCACCCGACGGTCTCATTCCCAAACCCAGGATTTTCTGTTGGCTGAGAAATAGCGTAGATGCCGGCGGCGTCCAGAAGGCTCATGTTGTAGTTCGAGGTCACGCGCACAACGCAGTTAAGTCCTAGAGCCTTAAAGACAGAAGTGTCTGTCCCCTCTGCGAAAGCGCGGTCATCGCAGATCGGAAAGAAGCGGGGATCGTCCCAGCCGCCGTTGTTGTAATTGGCGTTGTACGTAGAACTCGCAGCGAACGTGAACCCGTTACGCGCGAAGTAGTTGTGCGTGTTCGTAGTCGAGGTCAGGTTGTTGGCCCCGGTGAGGCTTTCACCATCGATCGGCTGAAGCGTGATGCCTGTGGCGAACGTCGTGCCGCCACCGCCGGTGGCTGGGTGCCCGTGCATCGCAGGCCGCTGGACCAAGCCCGCCACACCCAGCCCCGTCATGGCTGCGAGGGCGAGGGTGGCGACAGCAACAAAAAGTTTCATTTCAGCTCCGAAGTTACTTAAATGTCAGATCAATCCGGGTAGGTGAATGTCCCCTTGGCCATCGTCACGTTGCCGTTGGCGTCCGTGCCCACAGGCGAGCCGAACACCCACGCACCATTGATGTAGTGGACGAAGCCGCCGTTGACCGCGAGATTGTGGTCGTAGGTCACGCCGACCGCGCCAGGTCCGCCGATCGTGTAGGAGTTCGCGATGTTGTTCGAGAACCGGCTGTTCGTGCTGGGAGGACCTTCGTGAGTCTGCTGGCCGCCACCGATCCCTGGCGTGCAGCCAGCGGTGACCACCTTCCCGTCGTCCAGGCCGACGTTGCCGGCGATCAAACTGTTGTGGATGCTGGACACCGCGACCGCGTAGCATGAGCTGGTGACGATGACGTTGTTCGTGATCGTCAGGTTCGTCCAATCCTCGTCGAACGCGTCGATCCCCTGCAGATAGGTCGGGAAGGGTAGGGCGGGGTCCGTCTGACGTACGACGACATTGCGGTCGATCAGGATGTTCGAATAGAAGTTGAGCGGGCGGCCACCAGTCGGGCCGTTCTGCCCCTGCATCGCGTCCTCATGGTTGGAGTCTCCAACGTCGAAGTTGTCATGCAGGTAGTTGTTCGTGATGGCGATATTGTTGGCCGCGTAGTCGATGCCGTCGTCGCCGAAATAACCGAGGTCGTTGTTGGCGAACAGCGAATTGTTCTGCACCATCGTAATGCCCCAGCGCACGTTCTTGATCTTCGAATTTGTCATCGAGATGCAAGTCAGGTTCGGCTGGCCGTTCGTCCCGTTGCCGGCAGTGGCCGTCGCGGTGAAGCCGTTGCGGCCTGAGGTCTGCCACTGAGCCTTGGTCCATGCAGACGCGTCATCCACCGTGCTGAGCTGCATGCCGTTGAAGATGATGTCAGTGGTTGGGATCGCGGCTCCCTGATCCGAGACGGCCAAGAGCGCCGGCGGGAAAGGCCCGCGCACGGTCGGAACCACGCCGGTGATCTTGACACCGTTGAAGATCCACTTGTTCGTCCCGCTCATCGTGAGCCCGGAGAACACCGGAAGGGCACCAGGTGCAGCCTGGACCGTGACCCAGTCGGAGTTAGCGGTGCTCACGCCGTTGGTGCCGATGGCCACGTTGCCGTAATTCCCGGTCATCAGCATGATCGTGTCGCCGGGATGGACAGGCGGGTTGCCCAGATTGTCGGCGGTGTGGAGGCCTTGATGGTTGTAGGGGACGCTCGACAGCAGCGGGCGTGTGTAGCCCGGCACGACGATGTTGTTGTCCCAGAGGCCGCTGAGGACGCCCTGGATCGAGTTCCACGGCGCAGCCTGCGATCCGTTGCCGCCGGCTGCGGGAGTCTTGCCGTTGACCGGGTCGACGTACCAGACCTGCGCGGTCGCGGCCGGCGCGGCGGGCGGAACAGTGCAGCCGGGGTAGACCTGATAGGCCTGCGCCGACGCAGAAGCCAGGACCGTAACGATGGCGGCGATAGAAGCGGAGCATACCAGTTTGCGCATCGGAGTTATCCTCGAGTGAAGTTGTCAGAGAACCTTCTTGACGTCGGCCACGAGCTTCTCAGCCTCGGAGAGAGCCGGGGACATGGTGCCCGTGAAGGTTCTCGCCCAGGGCG